TGATTACTCATTTCATAGACAAAGAAGAAGCTCCCTATTTAAAAGTTTTAATGGTGGACGAAGCCCAGGACCTAACTCCATTACAGTGGAAAATGATTTATAAACTAGCACAGAGAGCCGATCGAATCTATGTTGCTGGAGATGATGATCAAGCTATTTTTGAATGGAATGGTGCTGAAGTAAAAAATTACCTTGGTTTTCCTGGAAGAACGCATATCTTAACCCAGTCTTTTCGTTTGCCTCAAATTATTCATGACTTTAGTGGATATATTTCACGCATGATTAAACCTAGGGTAGATAAAAAATTTATAGCTTCTGCTCAACCAGGCTCGATCCAAACTCATGCACGCTTCAAAGATATAGTTGAACAAATGAGAGAGCGCAAAGGAACATGGTTAATTCTAGGACGAACTCAGGAATTGGTGAGAGAGCTAGAGGGATTCGCACGAATGCATGGAGTATTTTTTCAAAATACAAAGGGTAAACATTCCTTTGATCTCAATAAGTGGAATGCTATTCAATACTGGAAAAGACTTAAAGAAGGAGGAACGGTTAAAAAAGAAGAAGCTGGAGTCATCTACACCTACATTAATGAAATTGCCTACGGGTGGAGATCCACAGAAAGTAAACGGTGGAAAAATTTAAGTGATGACAAAACATTTTCTCTTGATTTCTTGCGTACGTTTGGAGGACTATTGGCTACTCCTCATAAATGGCAACAAGTCTTTAATCGTAATTTCCCTGAAAGCGACAAACAATATTTTGAAAAAATTATAGAAAAGAACATTGATCTGTCTTTAGCCTCTAATATTGTTATTGATACTATTCATTCAATCAAGGGAGGAGAAGCCCAGCATGTGTGTGTTTATGAAAAGGCTAATTGGCCTGCCCATTTTGAAAACAAAGTAGGGCTTGCGCGGAGCTCTGAATCTAGGGTATGGTACGTAGCGGTGACACGGGCAAAAGAAAGTTTACATATTCTACGTTCCTATCATGAATACTTTTTCCCATTGGCACGGCTGTATAATCAGTTTATAAAGGAGCATCATGGTAGTAGCTAAAGGCAATTGGGATTATTCAGGGAGTCCAAAGCTAAGGATTCTATCATTGGGAGCTGGGGTGCAGTCATCCACGATGGCGCTCATGGCTGAAGAGGGAGCCTTTCAGCATAAACCAGACTATGCGATCTTCGCAGACACGGGATGGGAGCCTCGTAAAGTGTACGATCATCTTGCGTGGCTCAAGTCCCAGTTAAGTTTTCCTGTCATTGTGTGTAAGAATCATTTAAAATCAGGCAGTATTAAACAGGATATGATTGATGAAGTAACCAAAGAAAAAGGTTTTCTTCACATTCCTTTCTTTGCTCGTAATACTATTACCGGTAAAATAGGAATTGGTCCACGGCAATGCACGCGAAATTATAAAATTACTCCTATCAACAGGCAGATCCGTCTTCTTTTAGATCTTAAACATAGGCAGCGATTTCCGCGAGAACTCTGGGTCGAAGTCTGGGTAGGCATTTCAAAGGACGAAGCTAGCCGAATGAAACCTTCCAGAGAGAAATGGATTCAAAATATATGGCCTTTAATCGATAAAAATATGAGCCGAGAAGATTGTCTAAACTGGTACAAGGGAAAAAATTATAGAACCCCAGCAAAAAGTTCTTGTATTGGTTGTCCTTATCATGATAATACTTTATGGAATGAAATCAAAACTCAAAGCCCCTCAGAATTTGAAGAAGCCTGCGAGATTGATGACGTGATTAGAAATTCTGCTAAAGATCCCAATATAAAAAGATACCTTCATCGTAAAGGCATTCCTTTGCGCGATATTGATTTTAATAAACTTTTAAAAAATAAAAAAATAGACAATCAATTGAACTTATTTGAAAACGAATGTGAAGGAATGTGTGGCGTCTAAAAAAGCGTTAGATTATCAAGAAGGTGGAAAACACTATGTGGCTCTGGCAATTCAGCCGGTAGTCTATTGTTATAAAAACAAACTCAATAATATTGATTCTAACATTATAAAATATGCAACACGCACCAAACCCGGAGAAACTACCAAAGATCGTTATCTAAAAATTATTCACTACGCCAAACTTGGAATAGCACTAGATGACCCATCAAATTAACTTTACTTTTCAAGAGTCAGACTGGACTACACCAAGTGAGTATCCAAATCTTAAGGATGCTGAGGTGATAGCCATTGATTTAGAAACCAAAGATCCCGACATTAAAACCAAAGGCCCGGGTTGGCCGAGCATGAATGGTAACATCATAGGAATTTCTGTCGCAACGGATAGCTTCAAAGGCTATTACCCTATCTCTCACGAAGCTGGAAGCAATATGGACGCCAGAATGGTTTTAAACTGGGTCCAAGATGTATGCCGAGCTCCTGGAGTTAAAGTCTTTCATAATGCAGCCTATGATATTGGATGGCTACGAGCCCATGGCATTGTTGTCTATGGAAAGGTTGCTGATACGATGATTGCTGCAGCGCTCATTAATGAGAACCGTAGAAACTATAGTTTAAATTCCCTTTCAATGGATTACTTATCCGAACTTAAATCGGAAGCTGGATTGAAAGAAGCGGCTAAAGAATGGGGTATCGATGCTAAAGGAGAGATGTATAAACTTCCTCCTAAGTTTGTTGGTCCTTATGCTGAGCAGGACGCATCTTTGACCTTAAGACTGTGGCACCGTTTTAAAATAGAAATAATAAGACAGAATCTATCCGATGTGTGGGATATGGAAATGGAACTTTTGCCTCTTCTGATTCACATGCGGGCTAAGGGAGTTAGAGTTGATCTTGATGGAGCACACAAACTTAAAAAAGAATTTGTTAAAAAAGAAAAAGTAGCGCTGTTGAAAATTAAAAAGAGCGCGGGTACAGACATAGATATATGGGCAGCTCGATCAATTGCGAAGGCCTTTAATAAGCTTAAGATTCCTTATCCTTTAACCGAGAAGACTAAGGAACCATCGTTTACTCAGAACTGGCTGACGAATTGTAAGGCACCCATAGCGAAGTTGATTCGGGAAGCTAGAGAAGTAAGCAAGTTTCATTCAACTTTCATTGATTCAATATTTAAATTTGAACACAACGGAAGGATCCATGCAGAAATAAATCAGCTTAGAGGCGACTCGGGGGGTACCGTTAGTGGGCGTTTAAGTTACGCACATCCAAATTTACAGCAAGTTCCAGCTCGGAACAAAGACCTCGGACCCAGGATCCGATCTCTTTTTCTAGCAGACCGGGACTGTCGATGGGGATCTTTTGATTACTCTCAGCAAGAGCCACGACTTGTAGTTCACTATGCTTCCAGCATTGGTTTCTCTGGGTCGGGGGATTTAATTAAAGCCTATCAAGATGAAGACGCAGACTTTCACCAGACTGTAGCAGACATGGCCGGTATACCTAGATCTCAAGCTAAAACAATTAATCTAGGAATCTTTTACGGAATGGGAAAGAATAAACTATCTAGAGAATTAGGAATTGATAAACAACAAGCTGAACAAATTTTACAGGAGTATAACCAGCGGGTTCCTTTTGTTAAACAGCTCGCAAATAATGCTATGGATGCAGCTGATAAAAATGGAGCGATTTGGACACTCAAAGGAAGAAAATGTAGGTTTGAAGAATGGGAGCCCTCTTCGTTTGGATTACATAGAGCCACTACTTTTGAAGATGCGGTCAATAAATATGGCCGAGGAAATATTAAGAGAGCTTATACCTATAAAGCTCTTAACCGATTGATCCAGGGATCCGCAGCTGACCAGGTTAAACAAGCTATGATTGATTGTGCAAAAGCTGGATTTTATCCAATCCTACAAATTCACGACGAACTATGCTTCAATCTTAAATGGGAAGCCCTCGAACCTCAATATAAACAAATCAAAGAGATTATGGAAACCTGTATACCTGAGTTGAAAGTTCCCTCTAAAGTCGATATATCTATTGGTAAGAACTGGGGCCAAACAGATGAAATTACATGACATACATATCAATGCAGGAGAATGTCCAACGTGTCATCAACGGACACATTTTAGCCCTACTTTTACGAAGCATGTTTATCGTTGTGAAATTTGTTTAAATAAAGTTAAACAATTTGTTAATGGTAAGATAATATACAAAGAAATCCCTCTTCCGGAAATCCTTATTCCTTAAGTACTAATTTTATTAGCTTTTATCTCTAATTCTACTTTTGCATCCGTTTCAAACTGGGTGTTAATTTCACTTTTAATATTCTTTACCTGCAGATCAATTAACTTCAT